GCTAAGGAAATCAAATTCCTTCCAGGGATAAAAATCAGTGGTCTGATTAGTAGCATTATCCTTTTCTGGAGGAGTAAGAGTGAGGCCGTGTTTTTCCGCAAAAATACGAGTGATGTAGGGAACATTGATTTTGTCGAGGTGGGAAGGAATACCACCAGCAACATCATCACCAAAGTGGGCGGTTGGGAAAGTAGCAAAAAGCTTTTCGTCATCGTTGAGGAGTTCTGTGGAGAGTTGAGGATAGAACTCAATCAGCCCGTGCATCTTAGCAGCGAGCCAATCAATAGCGCGGATAACGGACACTTTATAGCTGGTGCGGGCAACGCCGGAGCCAACACCATGGTCGTTTTCGAGGATAACACGACCATACTGAAGGAGACGTGCAATTAAAGCGTGGCGGAGATGCCAACGACGCTTGCGATGATAGGCTTTGACAGCCGGTTCGCGATTGTCGTATTTCTCATACCAAGCGTCAATAATGTCCCAAAGGGCCCAGAGAGCGGCCCGATAGGTATTAATATCATTCGATGCAATATCACCAAGGAGGAGTTTATTTCCAACACCCCGGAGGCGCGTGAGGAGGGCGCCCCAGGATTTGGAACAGGGATCCATGGTGATGCAACAATTGATAACGCTTGGCTTAGCAGCGATGGCAGACCAAAATGCGCCACATTCTTGAGACTCAAGAACATAGCCCATAAAGTCGCCGGCATAGAAAGCTCGGCTTTTATTTGCAAGAACACGGTCAATGGTTCGAAGTTCCATTTTAAGATTGATTTGCTCGATAATGGTTGGGACACCTTTATCAAGATCATCACTCAAAAGGTCATAGAACTTCTGGCCAAGAGGGGTCAGGGAACGACCGCCATCAGTTACATAGTCATCAGGAATCAAAGGCGGGAGATCGCCATAATCGAAAATAAATGCAGATTTCCCAGGAAGGGAAGTATAATGCCGGAGGATGGCACCTGCAGATGTGTGCATACGCACGGGCGTGGCTTTGAGGTCAGACCTCGCGCCGGCGAGCACATCTTCGATAGATAACGTCAGGTTGGTAACGGGGGGGGCGGTAAGAATCCGCTTTTGGTACTTAATCTTGGCTAATGGCCAATAAGGATTAGTAATCTCTTTATCAGAGGAATTAATCTTGGTCATGGCATTGAGGACAGCTTGACGATTAAGTGAAGCGGGGGCCTTAGTAGGAATATCTTGAGGGAACATCACTGTTCTTACAATAGCATTCTTAAGGTTAAGGCGATGAAGGAACTTAGATTGGGTAACACCGTAAATCAAGAGGGAGGAAGGGAGATAAGGAGTCTCAGGATCCTCGGGCTCAACTTTGGCATACTGGAGGAGGGATTGCATTTCGGGCAACGTGCGGTCGACGCGTGGGGGGGCGACTTTGAAGGGAGCACGAGCTTCGGCAGCATCACAACCAGCAATAATCTTTTCCTGGTATTGGAGAGCCGCATAGGCGACACCGGAGATAGGATCACCGGCGTTATGAGTAGCGAAGAAGGGACGAGTGACTTTAGGGTTATCACACGCATAAACGCTATAACATTGGCCAGAGCGGGTGACAGCAGGGAAAATAACGGCGTTGACGGTCTTCACAGTAAATAAAGTACCGTCACGGAGAGTACCTTCGGACGAATAAGTTTCTTGGAAACGTCCAGAGGTAAGTTCTTTGATCATCACAACAGGGTTCTCACTCCCGAGGGATGGGGTAATGAGAATAGAGTTATGGAGGTAGGTATCGTCAATTTCACGTTTAAGAGCGAAGAAGTGGGTAATGTTCCGTTTAGGGTTCATAAGAGAAGGGGGAACGGTGATAAACACTTCATCACTCAGGAAGAGGTCATCTTCTTGTGCGAAACGGGCGACACCACAGGAGGAAAGAGGGATAGGATTAGCTTTGTAATCACCACGGGAGATCATGAGGGTGGTATATTTGGGATCTCGGTCGAGGTTATACTTAAGACAATGGAATGAAGTACCAAAAGTGGTACCACGATAAAAACGAATGATAAACGGATGAGAGGTGTAAATCAATTCTTTTTCAGCATCGTGGAATACAGTACGGCACTCAAACTCATTGCAAAGGACTATTCCTAGTTGCTCATTGAGCGACTTCGAATGAAGGTTATCGAAGCCACCCTGGGCAATAATCTTAGGGAGGGCAACGGTTTGGACGTTGCGAGGGGCTTTAACAACGCGAGATGCGTCGTAGACACGGTTTTGGACAACCGCGTCGGATTCTGGGGGGAGCATTTGGAATGTGCGAGAAACAGTGTCGAAAGTAACAACACGCTTCTTACCATTTTTATCAATGACATGCATAGATCCATTAGTACGATTATAAATGATGGGACGTGAGGTGTAGTCCTCATCAAATATTTGGTTGATAGTTTCAACTTCTTCGGGGGTTACAAACCACCCTTTAATCGTATTAACGAAATAACGCACGACGAGGGAAATGATATAGTCGGAAAGGAGGCACATAGCAGCAACAGAGACAAACGTGACAACAGTGGTTGGGGTAATACCATAGTTGTGGAGTTCGTCACTGACGCGCTCAGCAAGAGTACGGGAGGCAACATGATCATGGACACAAGGAATAACACGGGTATAACCTTCATCAATTTCAATCTGGGTTTTAACCTTGATTTGATAAATGAAGAGGTCTTTGGTGCGATAAACGATGGTTCCACGCTCAGCAGCTCGACGGATGTGGTCGAGCCAAAGTTGTTCACCATTTTCACGTTGGAGGAATGTAGCGTGATAGGTGATACCAAAAAGCTTCTGGTTTATAACAGCACCAAGAGCTTCAAGGTTGTTGATCAGGGGGGCATTGCGCTCACCAGTAAAACCAAGGACAATTGGGTTAATACCGTGGTGGACACAGTACTTAATCACTTCGGGGCCAACGTCGTAGGCTGTAAAAGGACACTGAGAGTTTGAAACCCAATGTTCCTTTCTAAACCATCCGGCTAGGGACAACCGGAGGTATTCATCATCGGTCAACGGGTAAAGTGCATTACGGAACGCAAGGTGGATGTTGGAGCGAAAGAATTGATTGTCGGACGGATCGGATAGACGGTGGGTCCAGGGACCATCGAACATAACTCGGGCTCCTTGGTAACCGGCATAGAGGGCACGCGTGGTAGCGAGCGCCCACCAAATCCGGTCCATCCAACCTTGGGCTTGTGGGGCGGTACTTTGGAGGCGAACCCAAATATCAGCTTCGGGCAGGTCAAGGCCAGTTAAG